GGTAGTAGTGATATTGTATGGTGCTACCATCTTCTTCACTATAACCTACTTTAACACCGTATTTATCAGCAACATTCTTAGTAATACATCTGTCTTTAAATCCTCTTATGGGATAGTCATTTACTTCTTTTACTGTTTCTAATGACATATTATTCTCCTTCTTATTACTTATTACAGGACTACCTTCCACAGCATAATCCCCACATCCAAAACAGTAAGCAGATAACTCACCGTTATCGTGCTCATACACTGCTTTGTTATCCTTGGATCCACACGCTTGGCATGGTCCATGGTATTTTAATGTACCTTTATCTCTCATTATTCCTCCTCTTCCTCCTCAACATTAAAATTTATTGAAACAAATCCATATTCATCATACGTTACTTCCCATTTATGAGTGGGGCATTCATTTAACCATTCAAATAATTCTTCTCTTGTCATTCTATAAAATCCCCCGGACTCATACCAACATCTCGGTATGTATCCATAATCTCTGGTTCATTTTCTTCTACTGCTGTGCAGTGGTCTTTACAAGATGAGCATATCCCATTCAAATAAACACTGGCATTACAACAATCACTTACCATACCATGATCAAACCAATCACCATAACTCATACTCATTCTACTACCACCCTTGCTAGTGAACTAGCTAAAGCATAAAGCGTAGGTTCTGTCCACGGTTCTGGAGCCCAATGTTTATTCGGGTAATGACCCCATAACTTCATAAAAGCTTCTTTACAATCTTTATTACCTAAATTAAATCTGTGGTATAAGGCGCTTAGAGTAGCCATTTTAAGTTCAAGTGCAGTAAAAGTAGGCTCGCCCCCCACCATGCGGTTGAGGCATAGTGGGTCGGCAAGTGTTTCCTCTGTTACTACTAGTGCTTCTGCTGCTAAGGCTTCTGCCATATTAGCGTGGGAAGTTACGATTTCTCGTTCCCATTTTCCCTTTGCTTCTTTATATTTAATTAGGAAACTAGAACTGGATGCTATATAGCCATCGTTTTCTTTTCCTTCGTGAACACCAATGTAATATTCTTTGGTGTCTTTGTTAGTCCATTTATAAAGGAATGCCATCATCATCAAATTCTCCTAGTGTCCACCCTTTTCTTTCATAAAGGTCTTTGTAATATTTCTTGTTAGATTTTATATCATTTTCTTTTATATACTTATCTCTTGCTTCTGCCATTGTATCAGGGTTCCAGCGCTCATTAAAGCTTTCCATAGGCTCATCAAGCCAATTAGGTTTGTCTGCTTCATGCAGTTGAGTATGAACACATCCAAAATCTAATGGGGTTCTTCCTTGTAAAACATTAATACGCATACGCATATAGTCAATTCCTTTCTTAAGGTCATCTATTTCTTTATCGGTTGTAGACATATCACTATCCTCCTTATGCCCTGCTCTAGACAGGTATTTAACTGTATTCCATAATAGAAAATCTAATCCCCAAGCATGAGATATCTCTGCTGGTTGGAAGTGGTCAGGAAGTCTGTTGTAGTGTTTGCCACCTATATAGTCTCCTTTTCCTTCCATAGCTTCATTAGGTGTCATAGGTTCAGGCACATATCTATAGGGGTTGCCAAAGATTTTCTTTGCGTCTGCTCTTATTTGACCTAAAGGTTTCTTGTGATAAGGTACTTTTTCTTTCATAATTTCTCCTTAAAAATAAAAACCCCTCTTTCGAGGGGCATTGGTTTACTTAAAATACTTCGTTGTCTTCTAGAGCTACTTCTTTCTGCTCTTCGATTTCGAACTCTGAAACACCGTGACCTGAATACTCTATCAAATCAGTGATTTGTAGTGCAGTCAAGATGGCTTTAACTCCAGAGCGTCCTGCCATTTCCCACTCGAAAGTAGTATATTGGACATTAGCTTTAGAACCGTTACCAACAGTAAGAGGATCGACATCAGTGCCGTGCTTGTCTATCACTTTAATTGATTGGGCAGGGTTGCCGTCTCTCTTAATGCAATTCTTAGTCAGCTTGATGAACTTCTTTCCGTCTTCGGTAGTTCTTTCTTTAGTAGCGTGTTCAGATTTAACCCAGTCCTTAGATTGTTTGTCAGAACAAATGCAGTCTACTGACCACTCCTTTTCTTCCGAACCATACTTAGTACCTGCGTTGCTTCCTACTTTACACCACATTAGTTCTACATTATTCAATAACATATTTTACTCCTGTTTATTATTGTTATAAGATACCGGATTCTCGCCATTAGCTCCGGTAAGGCTAATTAAGGAAGGGACAAACAAATGAAACCCTCGGCTGGTTAACAAAAAAAATAGCCTATTACTGGTTGTGTGTGGCGTACATCCAGTTATAGACTAATAATTGTTTGAGAGTAGCTCGCCACAAACTGTCCTCTCTCTATAAGGGATACTTAGAGATTTTCCTTAAAAATCAAGGACTTAGAAGAAGAAATAATCACTATCTCTTATGTCTTCCAAGACCAAGTTTCCCTTGTTTGGTTGAGCGATTTGACAGCCTAAATCTCCGGTGGTGATTTGTGCTTTCAAGTCTTCTAAGACGTCTCCTTTGTATATATTAATGAATTCGTCTTTGGTTATCTCAACCAGTTCTTCAACATCACATGCATGTACGCTAAATGAATCGTGAATAGCTCCAAAGGATTTATTCCCGTTGTCTTTTAATGTACACATGACAAGAGCCATATGTGCTGCATCATAACTATGTACTACATTTGGACTAATGCCTGACGCTAACTCGTGTCGGGCGGGGATAGGCAAATACTCTAGGAATACGTGATGAAACTTATTTTTATTTATGTATCCTATAACTCTTCGCTTTTCTTTAATCCATTTCTCTGCCGTGACAGGAAACCCACTTGGGGTCTCCCAATCTGCTGTCTTGTGCCCTTGTTCCAATCTATAAGCTACAAGCTCTTGTAAGTAATTCTTAATTTCTACTGGACCAGTACATATGCTGTCATAAGAAGAAACTAAATCCCTTCCTAATTTCCAGCTATCCGATCTTGATAGATTATAAGTACCTACTATTCCTACGTCATAACTATCTTGATATATAATATCTGATATACATTTAACTCCTGCACTATAACCTTTAGTCATAGTACCTCTCTTACTTATTCCTTTTCTAATAAGTTTCATAGGAATAGGTGCTAATTTAACTCCTAATTCTGTTCCTATATTAGCATCCAACATTCTTTGTCCTACTGCTAGATAAAAGTCTAATACTATTTTTCTAGGGATTAGACCTACATATTCTCCTGCAACTTCATCTCTACTCATAGCTGCAAAGTGTTGTGTTCCACTAGAATTAGCATCCACTGGTATAGGTAAATGAGACATCCAATCTTCTCCATTACCTAATACAGCCATGACTTCATAGCAGCATGCTAGGAATGCAAAAGGATTCTCTGCTTTTTGCCACACATCTATAGTCTTTAAAGGATCTAAAGCTATATCCATAAGAAAATCTAAATGATTTTCAGTCCAAGTATATCTATCATTCAAGGACATTTTATCTACAGAAATATCTGATAGTCTTTGTTTAGTTAAATGTGCCACATAATCTTCTTCAGTCCATTCTAAATCATCTATATCATATGATTCATTGTAACTAGATGCTGTATGTCTCCATAACCATTTAATACCTCCGGCTCCTATTCTTTTAGCTTCAGTAAATTGTAAATGACCTCTTGCTAGGTCGCTTGATTGATAATTAAAGTAAGGTTCTCTAGCATAAGTGCGTCCTCTATAGTCTAAGAAATAAGAGAAATAAAAGTTATGTCCTATCCAGCCGGGATCTTCTTTATCCCCGTGGATAGTGTCCAATATCTTTTTGTCTCTTGCAGCTTTCGAGTGCTTGCGTAAACAATATTGTTTGTCTGTCCAGCGTAAGTTGGCTGCTTCGTATACTTCAGTCAGTTCTGCTATTTCTGTTGCTACTCTACCGATAGCCTTGGGGGATTTGAGCTTGTGCAGTTTCTTTTCTAGGTCGTTTAATCTTTTCTCTAGTGTCTTTACATCTTCGCTGCTTCCTCTTTCTGGTTCGAAGGGTTTTCCGTCTTTAGTTAACACCTTTTCTATGAGGCGTTTATTCTTTCCTGTTCTTTCTATATCAGCACAATCAAACTTAATTCCTTTATCCAATTTAATAATAGTATTGGCATATCTATCTCTAAGATAGGTAGATACCTCTGCTATTTGAGGGTTAATTTGCCATTTTACTGACTCGTTATGATTAATAGCTCTAATGAAAGGTTCTTTGAAATGTCTTTCATCTAGTTTAGCAGAACCTTTTATAAGTGGTTCACGTACACCATTTAATATTCTAAAATCACTTCTCCATACAGGAAATTTTCTTCTAGAAATCCCTATCCGTTCTGTAGGATTATCCTTATAATCAGCAAAAGATTCTCCCGGTCTTATTAAGTAGGGGGTGTAGTTAACTTTGGTAATTGCTTTTTCTAATTCACCGTCTTCATTAGTCCATCTTGCTATGACTTCTTCTAGTGTCCTATATCCTTCTCTTTCTAATCTAACAAAGTCTAATACTATAAGAGATTCAATAATAAAATCCCCCAATCGTATTAATTGGGGCTTGTATAAGGGCTTTGTAATATCAGGTGATAAAACTTTTTCTGCTATTAATCCTATTGAGATCGAGGTAGCTGTGAGTTTTATACGTCCTTCCGTTCTAGAAAATCTATTGATTAAGAAACCTAAAACTTCTCTTAATATTTCTTCTAAACGAAAATCATTGTTGATACAACCTACACTACGAAAATATCTTACTGCTTCACTACGATTATTGTTGGCATCCTTTA